TAATACACTAGGAGAAGCTGCCCTTATCGTTATCAGCGACATAGGCGAGGAAAACTTTCCTGGATTATTCTTAAGCGAGCCGATTAGGAAAGGGCATATACGCAAGTTCCGTAAGGGATTTAATACCACACATCGTTCAAAAATTTCAGCATGTAGCCAGCTGAAAAATCTATTAGAAACTAAAAAAATGGTAATAAGATCTAAACCTCTTATTTCCGAATTGAAAACATTTGTAGCACACGGCGTCGGATTCGGCGCTAAGAGCGGCGAGCACGACGATCTAGTAACGTCTACACTGCTTATTATACGCATGGCTGAGCTTCTTAGCGACTGGGATCCTAAGATCTACGATAAAATGACCGAAAAAATCACTGAAGATCAAATGCCATTGCCTATATTCATCAGCACAGGATTTTGATAAATATCACTATGGATGCCAGAAACAGTATTGCTAATGATTTATTCTATAAAGTTCGTAGCCGCTTCACAGGCCTTAAATTGGGCACAGAAACCGGAGCTATAACCATCAATCCCGAAGAAGCAAGATTCTTCGATTTTGATTATAAAGATGGCGAAGTTCCAGTAGGGCACGTGACTATTAGCCTAGCTGAACCTAATTCCATGAAGGTGTATTTTAGTTCCGGAATCACCGAAAGCATGGAAATTGATCAAAAGAAAAAATGGTACAGCTTTTTAAAAGAATTAAGAGAGTTTGCTAAAAGAAGATTGATGGCTTTCGATACTAGAGACATCGCTAAAGATAATCTAGATCGTAGAGATTTTGAATTTTTAACTACAGTTAGTAAACCAACACCAGCATCAGACACAATAGTGAAACCCGTCGGAGAATCAGTTATGAACGAAAGTCAACTATACGGTACAAAGACCGTAAGTTATCAGAAACTAATGGATACACGCCTAATTATCAAACATAGCCATGCTGTCATGGATGATACGCAACCAGGCGCCAGAAGCCGTAATATTTCTGCATTATTTGTAGAAAATCAGGACGGGGAAAGATTTAAGTATCCGTTCATTCACCTAGCCGGTGCTCGTGCTATGCAACGTCACGTAGCTAACGGAGGTTTGCCCTACGATGAAATCGGTAAAAGCATTATAGGAATGAGTGAACAGATCGCACAACTAAGAAGTTTTAATAACTACGTAGTTCGTAACGACCTAATGAATTCAGAAAACAATGATATCGTAGAAAGATCATCTACGGCATTGAATAACCTAAGAGAACAGGTAGCAAGACTAAGCAAGCAGGGTTATTACCAGCAGTATAAAGAATCGTTCCAGGCACAACAAGAGTTAGAAGTACCCGAAGAGGTAATAGAAGATTTCACTAACAAATTCACAGTCCGTAACTTTAAAGAAGATCTTAAAACTGTTTTTCCTATCTTATACAGACTGATGCAAGAAAATAACACAGTGGAGTATGACGACATAGTTGCCATGACCACCGAAAACATCAACGACGAGGCCGAAGTTGACCTTGAAGAAGAACACGACGAGTTAGCTAACTTTGAAAATTGGATCATGGGCCTTGGCGAAGCCAGCCCGATCCAGAGCAACGAAGAACAATTAATAGCTATTGAAAATTTAAACAAGCTAGTAGCACAGGCATTTCCAGCAGGCGTCGACGGAACCAATGCTATCGAGAGCCTTAAAGGTATCATCGACGATCCAAGACTATACAAAGAAATCAAAGATGCCAGCAAACAGAATCCACAGGAAGATGTTCGTCCAATGATCCAAGCGTGGATTCAAGAAAATGCTCCCGAAATCGCAGAACAAGTTGATTTTGGTGATATGGCTGCTGATCAGGTAGCAGGTGACCAAGCTCCGGCCGATCAGTCAGCAGCTGATATGATTGCGGCAGCACCAGCTCCTGGGGCAGAACAACCAGTTATGCAGAGTGACGATAACGAAGATAGGGGCGGAGATCGTAGATTAGATGTGCGCGAACTAGCAGAGTTTATACAATCATTTTACGATAAAGAGTCAGGCACATTCCCTAAGGGACCGGAAGGCATATGTACAATGGTAGGTAAGAAGTTTGGCGAACAGGCAGAACATGTGGCTCGCAAGTTTGTAGAGCGCATGGCACCACAACAGACTACAGACAATAATCCCGAATTAGCAGAGCTGGCAAGGGTAAAAGAGTTAGCGGGTGTTAAATCTTCTGACATGAGCGAAGCTGGAAATACCGAGCAAGCTGATCCTAAAGAACTTGCAACTATGGTTAAATTTTTAGAAGATGAAATCGAAGCTATCGAGGCATTAAAGTCTGAACCAGACTACGATGAAGAAGACATCCGTTTCACAGACGACCTTCCAGATATGCAGGCAAAACTCAATCATCTAAAATCTGGTAATGCCACACCAGATGATATCGTAGATGCATTGTTTGATTATGATACAGAATTTAGAGAAGAGCTTAACGAGCGTTTTAAAGAAGAGCATCCAGAACTGTTTGCTGTGCTAGTGAAGCGTGGTAATTTATCAGATCCCCAAGATTTGAATCGCAGCCAAGAAGAATCAGCAGATTTGGAAGATATCCGCATATTATCAGGCATAGCACAAGGCATTGGTTTTTAAAGATTGTTCGTTGCGGTTAGATTGGGCACTTAGGTGCCCTTTCTTTTGACTGGTTTTACCGATCCACGTTAACTAGTTTATTATCTGCGGCGTTATATATACAGTTGCTGAAAAATTCAGCAACACTTTAAAATGGAGATTTTCATATGAAATCAATCGTTGCATTAACCGCCGCTGCTCTTTTCGCAGCAACCGCAGTAGCACAGACCGCACCTGCTAAGGATGCTAAGCCAGCTGCCGCAGCACCTGCTAAGGACGCTAAGGCAGCACCTGCACCTGCCAAGAAAGAAGAAAAGAAAGAAGCAGCAAAGAAGTAATGTGATTGATCGAAAAGGCTCTATGAGCCTTTTCTTTTGGCGAAAAAATCTACAAAGACTATTGCGATTGCTAAATAAAAAGCGCATAATATGTGTTATGCGAAAGGCATATAAAAAGTCATTTACATTAAGGCATAAGGAGGCTATAAAATGGCAACACTAGCAGAAATTCGTGCTAAACTTCAAGAAGCACAAGGCAAGTCCTCAGGAAACTCCACCGGCGGTGGCGACAACGCAATTTACCCACATTGGAACATGCAGGAAGGTAAAGAAGCCGTAGTACGTTTCTTACCTGACGGCAATGAAAAAAATACATTCTTCTGGGTAGAACGTGCGATGATCAAACTACCATTCGCAGGTGTAAAAGGTGAAACAGACTCGCGCCCAGTACAAGTACAAGTTCCGTGCGTAGAAATGTACAACGACGGTACCGTATGTCCGATCTTATCGGAAGTACGTGGTTGGTTCAAGGACAAGAGTCTAGAAGAAATGGGTCGTAAGTACTGGAAGAAGCGTAGTTACATCTTCCAAGGTTTTGTTGTAGAAGATCCACTCAAAGAAGATACAACACCAGATAATCCTATCCGTAGATTTATCATTGGTCCTCAGATCTATCAGATCATCCGTTCAGCACTAATGGATCCAGAGTTAGAAGAGTTGCCAACTGACTACCTCCGCGGTGTTGACTTCCGTATCGCTAAAACCAGCAAAGGTGGTTTCGCTGATTATTCTACTTCTAAGTGGAGCCGTCGTGAACGTGCTCTAACTGATGTTGAAAAGGCAGCTATCGATGCTCATGGTCTTTTCGATCTTAGCAGCTTCTTGCCTAAGAAACCTGGTGATGTTGAACTCAAAGTCATGAAAGAAATGTTTGAAGCTTCCGTAGACGGTGAAGCCTATGACATGGAACGTTGGGGTCAATACTTCAAACCAGCAGGCATGGGCCAAGCGACTGGCGACCCTGTTGCTAAGAAAGCTGCTCCGGTTTCTGAAGACGACGATGCTCCGTTCGACAGCGAGCCAACGGCAGCACCTGCACCAAAAGCTGCTCCAGCTACTACTCAAACAGCCGAAAGTGCTAGTCGTGCGCAAGATATTCTTGCCATGATTCGCAATCGTCAGAAGTAATAATAGCTAAACAAGAGTGCGGCCTGACCGCACTCTCTTCAGACACAGGATAATAATAATGGCAAAAGCATTTGATGTTTCTAAATTTAGAAAATCAATTACTAAATCTATCGAAGGTTTAAGTATTGGTTTTAATGATCCAACCGATTGGGTTTCAACCGGTAACTACGCACTTAACTATTTGATCAGCGGAGATTTTAACAAAGGTGTTCCGCTAGGTAAGGTTACTGTTTTCGCAGGAGAATCGGGCGCAGGTAAATCTTATATCTGCTCAGGCAATCTTGTTCGTCATGCACAGCAACAAGGTATCTTTGTAGTCCTCATCGACAGCGAAAATGCTCTCGATGAAGCATGGTTACACGCACTAGGTGTCGACACCTCGGAAGAAAAACTACTTAAACTTAACATGGCGATGATCGACGATGTTGCTAAAACTATCGTTGAGTTTATGAGCGAGTACAAGGCCATGGCTGAAGAGGATCGCCCTAAAGTATTGTTTATCATCGATTCTTTAGGTATGTTACTAACTCCCACCGATGTTAACCAGTTCGAAGCCGGGGATCTAAAAGGTGACATGGGTCGTAAGCCTAAGGCACTAACAGCATTGGTTCGTAACTGCGTAAACATGTTTGGTTCAGCAAATGTCGGTCTAGTTGCTACTAACCACACATACGCTTCACAAGATATGTTTGATCCAGACGATAAGATTTCGGGTGGTCAAGGTTTTATCTATGCATCTTCTATCGTAGTTGCTATGAAAAAGCTCAAGCTTAAAGAGGATGAAGATGGTAACAAGATTTCAGAAGTTAAGGGTATCCGTGCCGCTTGTAAGATCATGAAAACTCGTTACGCAAAGCCCTTTGAAAGTGTACAAGTTAAGATTCCTTACGAAACAGGTATGAATCCTTACAGCGGATTAACTGACCTTGCCGAAGCAAAAGGTATGCTCAAGAAAGATGGCAACAGACTTTCTTATGTGACCAGCGACGGAGAAATTCTCAAGTTTTACCGTAAAGAGTGGGAACGCAACGAAGGAGGATGTCTTGATACTGTAATGTCAGATATTTCTAATCATGGCGAAAAATCAACAGTTGAGATAATTAATAATGTTGAACCCGAAACTCAAGGAGCGGAATAATGAAAGAAGATTTACTTGCAGATCTGTGGAATGTAATGATTGAACACATTCCAGAAAAATATCGCAAAGATGTGGCTACTGATTTTGTTAATACATTAATGGACTACGGTATTAAAGAATCTACCATCGAAGGTCTACAGGGAATCGATCCTAACCTCGACGAAGCCATTGATTATGTTATCGATGGCGAAGAGATCGAAGACGACGAAGAATACGGCTACGACGAGGAATAAATGAATTGGTATGATCGAGTTTCAAAGGATATTTCAAATATTCCAGATGCTGTAGCATATTTTGAGGCTGAATTACAGGCAGCAAAGATTGATGCTCGCATAGCGGGAAATTTAGAAAAGGCTGCTGCTAATATGCCAGGTATCGTTGAGAACCGATTTAATCAACTTCAAGAAATCGAAGGTATCTTAGAATACTTAAACATTGAACTAAGACGCCTTCGAAGTCAACATTTTCGTAAGTATCTCGAAAACTATCAACGTGCTTTATCTTCTAGGGACTGTGAAAAGTTCGTAGAAGGTGAAGCAGACGTTGTAGACTTCGAAAAGATCATTAATGATTTTGCTTTACTACGCAATAAGTGGCTAGGAATTATCAAGGCATTGGACATTAAACAGTGGCAGATTTCGAATATCGTGAAGCTTAGAACCGCCGGTCTCGAAGACGCTACTATATGAAAATTGGTATTATCGGTTTTGGATATGTAGGCCGAGCAATACAATGGTCTTTACAAGATAATGATTTAATTATTAGAGATCCTAATTTAAAAGATTCGGCTAGTTTAGATAAATTTGTAGATAGAGATGCTATCTTTATCTGCGTTCCTAGTCCTAGCACAGATGATGGCTACTGTGATACTTCTATCCTTGAAGAAGTATTAAAAGAATTACTATTTGTTTCAATAAAGAATCCAGACTGTGTTTTAATCTCTAAAACCACAGCACCACCAACTGTTTATAAAAGATTACAAGAGCAATATCCTAACCTGGTTCATGCTCCTGAATTTTTAACACAGAAAAATGCCGTCTTGGATTATGCCAATGCTCAATATTGTGTATTAGGGGGTGATTATGATTGGGCTGTTAAAGCACGTACAGCAATTGCCAAAGGTAGAAAACTCTCACCCGATAAACATATAATTGTTAATATCGAAACTGCTGCTCTTTACAAATATATGATGAATAGTTATCTTGCCACCAAGGTAACGTTTATGAACGATTTTAAAAACCTAGCCGGCTCTGTCGGAGTGAATTTTAAAGATTTAATTTTTATTGCTTCGCATGACAGCAGAATAGGAAATACACACATGAACGTGCCCGGACCAGACGGTGAATACGGTTGGGGTGGTGCTTGTTTTCCTAAAGATATTTCTGCTATTCGGATAGAGTCTCTAAAATTAAATACAGAATTAGAATTATTAAGTAAAGTAGAAGAAATTAATAAAAAACATAGAAAAAAATGAAAAAAGTTTTGATTACAGGATCCGAGGGTTATATCGGAAAACATCTTATTAAAATGATAGAAAAGAACTACGATGTCTATAAATTAGATATTATTGACCCTATTCAACCTATAGATATTAGGATTGATTTTAATTTAGACTTAGAATTCGACACAGTTATTCATCTTGCAGCACTTGTAAACGTTAGCAGATCTACGAAATACCCCGAAGAATATTTTGACACTAATGTTAACGGAACTCGTAACGTTTTAAGAAAGTTAAAATATAAAAATTTTATTTTAGCATCAACTGGTTCAGCAGCAGGAATGGCTAGTCCTTATGGAATATCAAAGAAAATGGCTGAATTGATAGTAGAAGATTATTGTAAAAATAATAGTAAAGATTACACAATATTTCGATTTTATAATGTGACCGGCGTCGAGGGCTTCCCCCCAACGAATCCAGACGGATTAATGTCTAGTTTAATGAGAGCTCAAGAGACTGGGATATTTTATGTTTACGGAGGCGATTATAATACTCCAGACGGAAGTGCTATTCGAGATTACACCCATGTAAATGAAATTTGTTCAGCATTGTCCAAAGCTATCGAAGATCCGGCGCAAGGATTAGAAAATCTAGGACACGGTGTCGGCACTTCTGTTAAAGAAATGGTTAAACTCTATAAAGAAATTAATAATTGTGATTTTCGTGTAGAAATTAAAGATAGAAGGCCTGGGGATCTTGAAATAAGTGTACTAGATAATGTTTCAAGATACATGACAAAGATGTATGGTATAAAAGATATATTAAGGAAATAAAAATGGAACATTTCTATCAGAATATCGACGGTTTTATGAATGAAAGAAATACAGTTATGCTAGATTTAATAATAGATCGCATGCCTAAAAACTGTCAATGGGTAGAATTAGGTTCTTGGACCGGTAAATCGGCTGCTTATTGTGCCGTTGAATTGATTAATAAAAATAAATTTGGAAGATTCGTGACTATCGATTCCTGAAGTGGGGGGGTTGAATTGAAAAATCATGGTCTCATTGTCAACAAGTCTATAAAAGAAGTGTTTTTAGAAAACATCTCCCCAATAAAGGATAAAATCGAAACAATTCAATCTATAAGTTGGGAAGCTGCAATACATTTTGAAGATTCTTCTTTGGATTTTTGTTACGTGGATGCTGGTCACACTTACGAAGATGTAACTAAAGATTTAAATACCTGGTGGCCAAAAATTAAACCTGGAATGTATTTCGGCGGAGACGATTATACCAAGGGATATAAAGGCTTACAACAAGCTGTGTGGGATTTTTTTGATCCAAAAAAAATCAAAGTTCGTCGGAGTGGTCGGTGCTGGCTGGTTCAGAAGCTTTGAGATTTTCAGTCCAAAACGGATATTTTCGAAGTAAATTATCTACAAATTCCGGATAGCCCGGATTTTCACAAAACTCGGTAACAGTTTTTCCATTTATAGCATCTCCGTTATTTCCCTCGTGAAAATGCTTTAACATTTTTTCAGTATCCCAATTTTGAGTTTCTATACAGCTTTCTGCTTTAGAGCGAATAATTTCATCATTGCCCATCCAACCCCAATGCCAACCGGCTATCTTCGGAAAAGGAACACAGTGTGATCTATTTTTCTTTTTTTGTGCATGGCCTACACCTGCCTGTAATCCTTTATACAATTCACAAGGATCCTTGAACATATATTTTTTAGCGACCACATTTCCTGCCCACTTACGATTAACTTTTTGATCAAAACGATAGATATAAAAATCTAAGGTGCATGTAACCGGCTTGTTTGATCTTTCTAACAAATCTAAAATTTCGTCGAATACTTCAGGATTTAAGTTTTCATCCAGGTCGCTGTGCATTACAACATCGTTGTCGTCAAAGTCTTTATAGCCATCTAGTAATGCGGCTCGCTGTCCGTTTTCGATATCCCAGTTAGACCATGTCTCTGGTATGTCTAATTTTACAACAATTAAACGATCTCCGAGATATGAATATTTTTCTAAATTTTCGCTTAGATGATATGGTTTCGTCTTGCCACTCATAGTTCGATTTCCTTCACAAATTACCCATCGATCTACATAGTGTTTTGTTAGATCGATTCTAAGATCTAACATATGAAATTCGTTGTTGAATAAAGTAGTATCTATGATCATTTTTAAAAAACGTAAATTATTTGATATTCGTCATATAAAGGATATATCGATTTTGTTTCTAAATATTCAAAAATCTTTCTTCCTTTTCCTGTTCGTTTTCCGGTCGATAAAAAACTATTGTCATCTATTGCAACTATGGATCTCTTCTTTAAAAAAGGTTCGATAGATAAAAATTCATTTAAATGGTGACTTGCGCTCGGTTCGTCGTTAATCCATTCAACATCATAACTATCTAGATAAAACAAATCAATTTGATCTAAATCTTGTTGTTTTTTAAGCCACGCTACACTATCAGAACAATAAGATTTATAATATTGTGAATCGACAAAATCGTTGGCGGTGTCGACAGCAGATTGGTCAATATCTACCGATTTAACAAATCCACCGTGAATTTTAACCATTTCGGAAAATAAAAAACCACTGTTTCCGTCTTTCCAATTCATAGGATTGCGGA